CGACCACAGTTCAGTCAACAACAACCACGCAAACGACAACAACAACGTCAACGACGACCATCCCAATTTACACAACGACCACAACAATTCAAACATTTATAACTGAACCAGAAAAAGTGGTTGTGCCTGAAACAACGGCACCAGAAACATTTATACCCGAACCAGACGAAGTAATTGTACCTGATACAACAGAACCTGAAACATTCATACCGGACCCTGACGGTCCTGTTGAAGAACCTGTTGTGCCTGTTGAGACAACCATTCTTGAGACATTTTTTCCTGACTACGAAGATGGGCCTGTTCTTGACGTCGAAGAAGAATCCCTACCCATAACAGAACTGTTAGAAGAAACCATAATAAGTACAACGCTAGAAGAAGTAGATGATTCATTGGTTACAACTATAGTCGAGGAGATTGACATAGTTCTGGAAGAAGTTATTGAAGATGAACCCGTCACCGATAAACAAGTAGAACAAATCCTAGAAACCTTGAGCGAAGCCGCACCTGAACAGATTGTTGAAGCCATCACCCAAGTCCTAGCCGCAGACATCACCTCAGACCAAGCCACCGAGATAGCGTCAAGCCCAGAAGTCTTGGCTGCTATCACCGAAACTCAGGCTGAAGAACTCTTTGAACAAATCGTTGTGGACGAACTCTCGGAAGAACAGTTGGAGGCGTTTACTGAAGTCATTCAGGAAGCGCCAACAGAAATTAAACAGGCTTTTGAGAAAACTATTGATATTTTTAGTTCTAAGTTTGATGACTATGTGCCAACCGGCTCTAACGTGCCGGTTCGCACCCGTAGAACCCTTGTAGTTATTGGGTCCTTGTTAACGATGTTACCAAGTGTACATATTAAGACAGGTAAATCATGAAAAAACTACTTAACTATCTAGCTGAGAACACTTGGACTTGGGCGGGCACAGGCATGGTATTGATTACCTTGTCTGGGCCTACTTTTCGTCAGGCTGTATTTTTGACAGGTACTGCCGTGGTTTTTCATTCCATAATAACCCTAAGTCAGAAAGATGAAAAATGAACTCAACAATTGCAAAAGCCCTAGACCTTGGACAACGACTTGTATCGTTGTTTATTGCCAGCGCATTACCAATCATTACAGGTGGAGCAATCCTCGGTGTTGATGTGGTTAAGTCGGCCGGTGTTGCTGGACTCACAGCCCTGTTCGGTGTTGTACAAAAACTTGCCGCAGCCTCGGTTGATGGTGAGCTTACGTCAGCAGAAATTAGTGCAGCGTTTGGAACCAAGACTAAGAAGAAGTAATGGCTGTTAAAAAACCAGTTTGGAAAACAAAAAATCCAAACAAAAAATCTACACAATTGACCCCTGCTCAAAAAGCACAGGCGAAAGCTCGAGCCAAAGCTGCTAATCGTCCTTACCCAAATCTAATTGACAACATGAGCGTCAGTAAGAAAAAGTAATGGAATTATCCGACCTTCTCAACGAGAAGGAATGGAGAAAATGCAAAGGCCCAGAAGACGCAACCTTAGAACAACAGGTTGAGGCATTTGAACATTTCTGTTCCAACTATTGGATGATACGCCACCCTGAGCGGGGTCGTATCAAGTTTGAGTTGCGTGAAGCGCAACGAGAAACAATTGCCACATGGCTGTCTACCCGATACTCAATAGTGCTTAAAGCACGACAGATTGGGTTCTCTACTCTTGCGTCTGCATACTCGTTTTGGTTGGCGTTCTTTTGGCCTGACAGGTTTATTGTTATGCTTTCCCGCACAGAGCGTGAAGCAGCCAAGTTGTTACAGAAATCAAAGTACGGTTACAAGATGTTGCCGGTATGGATGCGTAAGCATGGGCCAGAGTTGTTGTCGGATAACCAACTTAAGATTGTGTTCGCTAACGAATCAGCTGTTGAGTCGCTGCCGTCAGGCAACGACCCAGCCCGAGGTGAATCCGTATTCTTGGTAATCATTGACGAGATGGCGTTCTTGCCTAACCCAAGCGAAGCTTGGGCATCTATCGAACCAATTGCCGATGTCGGCGGTCGTGTTATCTGTTTGTCTACAGCTAACGGTGAAGGCAATATTTTTCACGAACTGTGGGTTGGTTCACAAACACAGACCAACAGATTTACTGGCATCTTCTTTCCTTGGTCTGCTGGCGACCGTGACGAAGAATGGTACGAAGCAAAGAAACGGGATTTACCTGACTGGCAGTTAGCACAAGAGTATCCATCTGACCCGGATGAAGCGTTTATTCGTTCTGGTCGTCCTGTGTTTGATTTGGAAGCCTTACGCGCGTACGAGGACGAAGAACCTAGGCGTGGCTACTTACACAAAGGAATGGGTCGTGGTGTTTACGAGTTCCGAGAAGACGGTGGTGAACTATCTGTGTGGGAGTTTCCAGAACGTGGGCAGGTTTATGTTATTGGTGCTGACGTTGCCGAAGGCTTGGGTCACGGCGATTACAGCTCTGCGCATGTAATCAATGTTGAAACAGGGTTGGTTGTGGCACATTGGCATGGTCATGTGGACGCAGACATATTTGGTGAAGAAGTGTTGTTTGCTTTGGGTTGGTGGTACAACCATTGTCTTATCGGTGTTGAATCAAACAACCACGGGTTGACAACCCTAAAAGGGTTGCAACGCGTGGGATACAAGAACCTGTTTCGTCAAAGACGGTTAGGTCAGCGCAACCCTACGGTTAGCGAGACTTTGGGTTGGCGTACAACATCGGTTTCTAAGCCTTTGGCTATTGATGAGTTAAATGGCAATATGCGAGATGGCGCTTTGTATATTGCTTGTAAAGCAACCATTGGTGAGTTGCGCACTTTTATCCGTCAGCAGAACGGGAAGATGCACGGCTCACCGCATGACGACAGAGTTATGTCTTTGGCTATTTCTAACCAGATGCTAAAATATGTTTGGTTGCCAGAGTATCGAGTTACGGTGGCTCCGAAAAAGAATACGTTTGATTGGTGGGGTCAGCACATACTTAAAGCACCAAAACCAGGTAGACAACCGATTGGTGCAGAAAATGTTAGAAAAGTAACGATTTAGGATTGTATTGATGCTTTCCATAACCTGCGATAACTGTTCTACAGACTTTTATGCACCAGAGTTGCCAAGACGAGGCGCTATTTGTTTTAAGTGCCACCTATCCACGGTTAATTTGGGGTTTACGTACGGTAAGCAAGACTTTCATGGCCCAACCATTAAGGAGCGCCAAGATAAGCAGGTTGCTGATGCCAAGATAAATGGCATCAACGCTGAGCCTGTTGGCAGTCGTTGGGTTTAATGACATGGCTGAAGTTTGGGTTCCAATCGTTGTCGCTTTGATTACGGGCCCACTTGTTGTGGTAGCCACCAGACTGCGAAAAGAAAACTCAGAACAGCATGCCGAAGCAAGAATTCTTTTACGTCAAATCGGTCGCAAGGTGGACAAAGTTGGAGAGAAAGTTGACAGCCATCTTGGCTGGCACAAAGGACGAGAGGAAAACTAATGGCACGGATAACCAATGCAGAGTTGTTGAAGAAGTATCGAGAGAAGATTGAGCAGTCTCGCCGTTGGAGAGTAGAAGAACGTTACGACGACCTTTGGAGTCGTCTAATCGATTTGTACCGTGGCAAGCATCATCGCACCGACATCAAAGAAGACCAACTGTTGATAAACATTGCGTTTGCAACTATCAACGTTATTTCACCTGCTGTATCTATTAACCACCCAAAAATTACTGTTAATGCTAAACGGCCAGAAGATGCTGACAAAGCTGTTGTTACAGAAGCCATCATCAACTATTGGTGGCAACATTATGGTTGCCAAGAACAATTCCGTCGCGCTGTCAAAGACTTTCTTATCTGTGGACACGGTTGGATTAAGACCGGCTACCGCTACGTAGAAGAAGAAAAAGCTCGTGACGACACACCAAACTTTGATTCCTATGACGAACTATCAACGCCAGGAATAGAGGGCGCAGTTGAGTCAGAGTTAATCATCAAAGAAGATAGATGCTTTGTTGAGCGTGTTTCTTTGTTTGACATGTATGTTGACCCAGACGCAACATCAATGGACGACATTCGTTGGATTGCTCAACGCACCCGTCGCCCACTAGAAGACGTTAAGAAAGATAAACGGTACAACGCTTCCGCTCGCGCGGACGCGGCACCGTCGCACTATTCCAAATTTGGACAAGACCAGTTCCGTCCACGAATGTCAACCAGCAAAGACAATGCTTATGTAGAAGTTTGGGAATGGTACGACATTGACCGAAACACAATGTCTGTGTTCTGTGAAGGTTCGGACAAGTTCCTTGTTTCGCCAGTCAAGATGCCTTTCTTGTTTGGTCATCCGTACACAATGATTCGCAACTATGACGTGCCAGACTACTTTTACCCAATGGGTGAACTGGAAGCCATTGAGCCACTACAGCACGAGTTGAACCTAACTCGTACACAGATGATGAATCACCGTAAGCGGTTCTCTCGTAAGTGGCTGTACAAGGAAACAGCGTTTGACACAGATGGTCGCAACGCATTGGAGTCCGATGAGGACAATGTAATGGTTCCTGTTGTGTCCGACGAGAGCATCAATAATGTTGTTGCGCCGATGCCGGCAGTAATTAACCCACCAGAGTTCTACAACCAATCGCAACTCATTTCCGACGATATTCGTTCAGTCTCTGGACTTAACGAATATCAGGGTGGTGGAATGCCAGAGATTCGACGCACCGCTACGGAAGCAGCAATTATTCAAGACGCTGCTAATGCTCGTGTTTCCGACAAGTTGGCTATTGTTGAAAAGAGCATTGGTGAGTGCGGTCGTCGCATGATTATGCTTGCACAGCAATACATGACAGGCGAACAAGCTGTTCGCATAGTTGGTTCAGAAGCACAACCAGTATGGTTGGAGTTTGACCGAGATTACATCCAAGGTGAGTTTGACTTTGTTGTTGAAGGTGGGTCAACCCAGCCAGTCAACGAGTCGTTTCGTCGTCAGATGGCTATGCAAGTTGTGGACGCTATGGCTCCGTTTGCTGGCGCTGGCATTCTTGACATGCCAAAGTTGGCTACGTATGTGTTGCAGTACGGTTTTGGTATTCGTGGGGCAGCATCGTTTGTGACCCCACAACCGATGATGCCTGTTCCTCCACAAGGGGTTGGCCCAGAGGGCGCACCGCCAGAAACCCCAGGTGGAATGCCAATGCCACAAGACCCAATGGCTGAGCCACAACAAATGCCACCAACGGGCGGTATGGCCATGCCATCTAATATTCCACCTGAAATTCTTGCGCAACTTCTTGCGCAAGGTGCACCTTTGCCAAATACGCAAGGTGGTATGTAACGGTTTTGCATTAGGTATAGAGCAAACCGTTGGAGGACTCTATGAGTAATGATAACACCGTTGATAGTGCAATTGAAGCCCCAGACTTTGGACAAGCAGAAGTTAGCACGGAAATAGGTGAAGCCCCATTAATAGCACAAGATTATTTTGCTTGGGACGAATATGGTGACAGACCTGTCAAATTAAACGTCGCTGGTGAAGAAATTGATGTGCCACTTAAAGAGGCGCTTGCTGGATACCAGCGTCAAGCGGACTATACCCGCAAGACACAGGAATTGAGTGAGCAACGGAAACAGGTGCAATTTGGTTCTGCTTTGCAAGAAGCCTTGCAAAACGACCCAAAAAACACTTTGGAATTGTTGAAACAACACTACGGGCTAGACGAACAGCAAATGTCTGACGAAGACGAACTGTACATGGACCCCGCTGAGAAACAATACCGACAATTGGAATCTCGAGTTAGAGCGTTTGAGCAACAAAAAGCTTTGAACGACTTAGAGAAAACAGTTGAGTCTCTGTCACGGAAGTATGGCGACGCATTTAATGCAGATGAAGTAATTGCTAAAGCTTTGGCTACAGGCAATTCTAATCTAGAAGCAGTCTATAAACAGACAGCGTTTGACCGTATCTTTGAACAAAACGTTACTGCTAATCAGGTGAAAGCCAAAAAAGCGGAAGACGAAAAACTTATTGTTCAAGCGAAACGGGATGCGACTGTTGTGTCGAAAGGCGCTTCAGCTAAAAGCGCCGACGTGTCTTCTAAACCCGTAACCACACTTCGCGAAGCATTTGAGTTGGCTAAAAAACAACTTAACGGCTAGCACTAACAACAGGAGATATTACTATGGTCGCTGCAAACAGCAACTTTGACAATCTATTAACAACAACGCTTGCGAACTATCGCTCGACGTTGACCGACAACATCTTTACCGCACGTCCTTTGACTTACAAGTTGATGGAGAACGGTCGTATTCGTATGCTTAACGGTGGCACCAAAATTGTTGAGCCACTCATCTACGGACAGAACAGCACAGTTGGTTCATACAGTGGATATGAGACACTTTCGCTCACACCACAAGAAGGCATCTCAGCAGCTGAGTTTGAGTGGAAGCAATATGCAGCATCCATCGCAATCAGCGGCATCGAAGAAGCCAAGAACAACGGTGAGCAAGAAATCATCAACCTTTTGGAAGCAAAGATTATGCAGGCTGAGGAGTCAATGCGTGAGTCTTTCAACCAGATGTTTTTCGCAGACGGAACCGGCAACAGCAGCAAAGACTGGAACGGCTTGGGCAACCTTGTTGAATCAGGAAACACTGTTGGTGGAATTAACTCAAGCACCTACACGTGGTGGGCTTCAAAAGAAGACAACGATGCCGTTGCCTTGTCGCTTGCTGACATGTCATCGCTTTACAACAACGTTTCGGTGGGCAATGACCATCCAGACTTGCTTCTTACAACTCAAACATTGTTTGAGAAGTACGAGGCTTTGTTGCAACCACAGTTGCGTTACACAGACACCAAGACAGCAGATGCTGGTTTCCAGAACCTTCTGTTCAAGGCTGCTCCTGTAATGTACGATGTGCATTGCACAGCTGGCGTGTTCTACATGCTTAACACCAAGTACCTCACACTTGTTGGTCACTCAGGCAAGTGGTTCTCACAGACAGCATTCATCTCACCAGAAGATGTAGATGCTCGTTACGCACTTATCATGTGCTACGGAAACTTAACAGTCCGTAACCGTGCTAAGCAGGGTAAATTGACAGCTAAGACCGCCTAATCAATCTAACAATCAAGGAGAAACTACAATGCCACTATTAGCAAATGATACAGACGGTGCCGTAACACGCAAGCGTCTTGAAACTTGGGCAGCCAAGGAAGAAAAAGTAACAGTAGTTGCGGCAACAGATGCCGCAACGGTTCAAGCAGCAGCAACGCTTGCAGCAGCAGCAGAGGTTATTTACACAATGACCCCAACTACTGGTCGCACACTCACAACACCAACAGGTGCTGAATTGGGTGCAGCGTTCACAGATGAGGCAGTCGGTTCAAGTTTCCGATTCACAGTTG